GCTGAATTACAAAGTTTGCTTGGCCGGCCATGATGGTTTCTCCTCAGTGTCTGCCTTGTGGGTTATCGACCAGTTACGAAAGCGCGGAAAATGTCGCCAGATACAGCGCTTTGTTCCGCGATTGCGATGACGCGATCATTACGACGATAAGCAACAATCAGCACATCGCCAGTTGTGTTGGTGCCGCCGGTGTTGTTGATTGTGTCAGCTGCGCTGATGGTGAATTCACCTGTAAGCGAAGTCTCATTGATGTTCGCAGCAGTTGAATCGCGATCAAGTCGCAGAACAGAGATCAGCGTGTCGGTAGTCTTGATGCCAGTTACTGTTACGTTACCGGCAGCGGCACCTACAACCGCAGTTTGCACGATGCTTTCTGAAGCAGTTACGGCTTTGCCGTTTGCATCAGAAGTCAGGCGATCGCCACGGGTAATTGTGCCGCCAGCGGTCAGGAATGCCGGACCAAGGCGGATAACATCGACTGGATCGGTAGATGATGCGGCGATCTCGCCGTTCACACCGATGATCGCATCATTCGGGCCAGCAGCTTGCAAAGCACCGAAGTCGCTTGCGCCTTCTTTCACGATGCTGTAGGCAATGATGCTGCCTTCAGCGTTGCGGTTCTGTTGATAAATGCCTTGCATGGGATTAACCCTCCTGTTGCATCAGTTTGGTGATGTGGGATACGGCCTCGGCAGTTGATACCTTGTTGCCTTTGGCTTGCTGTTCTTTTACGTAAGCAGCCGCACGTTTGGCGACTTCTTCTTCATTGCCGGTGAGCTTGCTGACATCTTTGTTGTCAGCTTCAGCGGCTTGCTTCACATCTTTTTTCAAGGATGCGCCGGCAGTGTTGGTGTTGTTCACAACGGCATCATTGGCATCGAGCACCAAGGCTGCGTGCGTCTTGCCGAGTTTGGCTTTTTCAGCTTGCAGGATCTGCACAGCTGCTTCTGGGCCAGAAGTTTTGCCATCGAAAGCCAGTTTCTGTACCAGCTCAACATGGCCAGGCATGGAGTTGGCCAGAACTGACTGGATGCGCTCGCGCTCTGCGGTTGCGCCTTTTGCTGATGCTTCTGCAAGAGCAGCGTCAGATTGTTTTTTGCCTTCCTCGATTCCGGCTTTTTTGCCTTCCTCGATCAGCGCAGCTGCAAGCTCGGGATGCTTGGCAAGCAATTCTTCACGGTTCATCGGTGTTTCCTCCGTCGTGGTTTTTGAAGTTTGCACACTTGTTCCACTCTGCGCCTGAAAAACGTTTGAACCTGTTGGCTGATTGAGTGAATCGATGGCTTGACTTACGGGCATTATGGCGTGCGCCAAACCGTTGTCAACAGCCTGCTGGCCGATGAATACTTTTCCATCTGCCATTTTGTTCAGGACAGTTTCTTCATCCACCCCCATGTGTATGGCGATCGATTGCGTGAAGAGTGCGTACAGATAATCCACTTCCCCCTGCATGACTTTCAGGTCATCTTGCGAGAGTGGTTTGTTCGGTGAGCCAACTGCCTTGTATTTGCCGGCAGTGATCTCGGTGACCTTGATGCCATCTTGCGCATCGGCCTGGCTGTAGTCGTAGTGCGTCTGGATGACACCGATGGAACCGGCAACGGATGTCGGTGAACTCATCACTACCTTGTCGGCTGCGCTGGCGATCCAGTAGGCTGCGCTGGCGCCACAACCATCGATGATGGCCATCGTTGGTTTTTTGCCGCGTGCATCGAGCAGCGTGGTGGCTGCTTCGGTTGTGCCATCCACGCGGCCACCCGGTGAGTTGACCATCACCGCGATTGACTTGACTGCGGGATCCGCGAGTGCGGCATTCACCGCCTGCGAAAAACGTACCGTGCTGGTGCCGCCCATGAGCCATGACATGAAATCATTGGCTTGTTTACTCAGGATGCCGCTGAGGTTGATCACAGCAATGCCATCCTGGTTGTCGTACATCGGCATGTCTTTCGACTTCATCGGCATTGCTGCCATGTGGGCTTCGTACTTCGCAACCAGCGCGGCATCGACTTCGCCACGCATGAACTGGGCATAAAGCGCCTTGATCTCACTCAGCTTGTCGCTGGAGATCGCCCATTTGCCTGACAGAAAATCGATCGCGGTATCCATAAAAACCTCTACTGTTTGCCTTTCGGTTTAGCGGGTGGCTGTTTGCCGGGTGCTGGCTTGCCTGGTTCTTGCTTCTGGGCCGGTTCGTTTGGCTCGTTGCCTTCGTTCGGATCCGCAGCGCCACCTTGTAGTGGATCTGCCTGCTGCCCGGGTGGCAGCGGGATTGAAATACCGGCATCCATCAGCTGCTTGCGCTGGCGTTCCAGTTTCTTGACGTTGGTGTACCAGTCGCGGCCATTCAGGTCAGTCATTTCCGTTGCGTAATCGGAAACAGTGAGTGCAATGCGACGCTCGGCTGCGCTGATCTCTTTGTCCGGGTCGATCTGGCCTTGGCTGTCGCCTGTCCATTCGGATTTCAGGTAAGCAGCGCGCATGACGGGATCATCAAAAAAGCCCGGTGCCGGGATGCGGCCTGCGGCAACTGCTTCCTCGAACCACGCCTCATAAACAGGCTGGCAGAATTGCAATGCAACCCACACGCGACGATTTTTGAAGTAGCGCCATGCTTCCAGCAGTGCTGCGCGTGATGCGCTGTAGCTGGATGAAAAGTGTTTGATCAGGATCTCGAACGGGATCTCGAGCGCGACACCGATCTGGCGCAGGATGGCCTGCACAAACGGATCGAACGCGGTGTTCGGGCGACCGGGATTTGCTGTGTCGATCTTCTCGCCTGGTGCCAGGTCGATGATGGCGCCGGATTCAAGCTGGATGTTTCCGCCGGCTTGGTTGTCCTGCATTGGTCCACCGTTGCCCGTGGTACCTGGAATCGGGTTGAAGCCTGCATCGAGACCAACACCACCCTCGGTGGTGACAAACACTGCAAACATGGAGCTGACCACGGCTGCTGTGATCTCTGCATCGGTGTAGCGTGAGAGCTGCTTCAGCGATTCGATAACAGGCGTCAGGAACGGCAGGCCGCGACGCTGGCCTGGGCGCAGCATCTTGTACAGGTGGACAACATTGCGCCGGCCAGTGCGCGAGCCGAACACGTTCACAGCGTCCCACTTGTATTCAACTGGCCCGATGGTGCCCGGGTGCGTGGTCTGGATGTAATACTTGACCGGCTTGCCGAAATCATCCACCTCGACACCCATGGCGCATTTCGCGGTGTCCATTTGCATCTGCGGGTTGCTGATACGGTCGGCCTCGATGAGCTGTACTTTTGTGTCGTACACAGTGCCTTTGCGCGAAATCATTGGCAGGAGCGCGAACACATCACCCGATTCCATCGCGGATCGAAAAGCCAGCTCCTGCAGCCCATAAAAATCAAGCGTGCCTGCTGCATCGCAGCTTTGCGGATGCTCTGCCCAGAGTGCGAATTCGCGCTCGATCAGGCGTTGCAGGTTTTCGGCTTCGTCATCGCTGATGCCAAGCACCTCGGCATCTACGCGGCTGTGGACGGTTAGCCCTGAGCCGATAACATTGGTGACGCTGGTGTTGATGGCACCAATTGCGAGCGGTGAATTGCGTGCCAGATCCCTCGAGCGCAAGCGCAAACGGCGCAGATCCCACACCATGTCGAGATCTGGCGAGGCGACCTTTGGGATCCAGTTTGTCAGTGCGCGACGCGAATCATCGGCGCCGGCAAACGAATTGATGATGGCCAGCTGCATGCGCTCGCGCACACGCGCAGCGCCGCGCTTCGGGCTCACATAGCTGATGGCGCGATCAAGCAGGTTTGGCTTGATGTCGATTTCGTCGGTCATCGCAGCGGCACTCCAAAGCGAACTCGGGCGCCGTTGGCGTTGGTCAGGCGATTAACCCAGTTGTTCCAGTAGTTGATCTTGTCGGTGATGGTGCGTGCGTCTGCGCGGGTGAATGATCGACCCTGAATTGAGTAAGACTGGCCAGCAGCTACTGCTGTATCGGCAGCGAGCCACAGGTCGAGTTGTGCTTGTGCCTTGTCAAGGGTGATGCCAGCCATCCGGGATTTTCGCTCGTGTGATTGAGCGCACTTTATCGGGCATAGGTGCCCTTTGCAATACCAGTGAAACTTCTACAGCAAGGCTCGGTGGTAAAAAGTGGACTGAAAAAGAAGCCCCGTTCCGGGGGAGAACAGGGCTTAAACCTCACACAGTGATGCAGGGTTGGGCTGCATCACGCCGCGCAGTATGCCAGCCATGCGATGCGCATGCAAATTAGGTTTTTTGCAACCCTGGTGTACGCATGCCGCGTGTCTTGACTGGCGCCGAAGGCAGCACGCCTGTGAGCACTGCGCTGTGCAGCGCTGCCAGGTCGCGATACAAGCCGGGATTGGTGTAGTTCTGCAAGATGAACAATCCTGCCAAACAATACACTTCGAGATCGAGTGCTTCGTTGCGGCCTGACTGCCGATATTCCTCACGCTTTCCGCCGGTTCTGCGGTTTTCGACAATCACTTTTTTCTCGCTGGCCATCTGGTCGACGTATTGCTCAGGGATCCAGTCTGGCAGGTGGATGTAACCTGGCCCGGGATTGGTGAGCTTGAGCCGCGCCATGATGCGATCTTTCGCTGCCCGGGTGGCGATCGTCCACAGCTGCACCTTCGCATTTTTCGCAGCGCCTTGCATGGCGAGGCCTGGGCGCGAGATGAAATCGCGGCCTTTAATGGCATACACGCGCTGGTTCTGGCGCGGCATCACGTAGTCATACACGCTGTCTGAATACGATCCTGAGTCGACCAACACGATCGATGCTCTGATGTTGCGGTTTGCGCCCTTGTGCGGCATTTCGCGCAGGCGCCATTCATCGAAGCGCATCCAGACTGAATCATCGGTGTTTGGATCGCCCCAAAAAATCTCGTAATCGATCAGCCATTCCTCCTCGCCGGCACCATAGCCAATCATTTTGGCTTCGATACGGTCGCCCTGTACGTCCGCTGCTGCGGTGATCACGGCCACCTGTTCCGGTATCACGCCGCGCTCCCAGATTTCCAGCCTGTTGTTGAGCTGGTCTGCTGATATCTGGTCGAGTGCTGGATCCCATGTTTCGCCGAGCGATGTGTTAACCCAGGTTTTCAGTTTTTCAGCGTTGTCTTTGGCTTCAACGAATTCACGCGCCATATCTGCCCATGAGTACCAGCCGAGCGGCGAGTACAGTGCGCTGATGTGATACGACTTGGTGCGGCCATCGCCTGGCGCTGTTGGTTGCCACTGGCCACGCTCGAGCATTTGTGTTTTGAAGCGCTCCTCAATGAGAACTCCACAGGCTTCACACAAATAATTCACGCTTTCGGGTATTGGCTTGCCTTCGGCATCCTTGTCCCACACCAGCCGGAATGTTCCATCCTGATCCTTCCAGCGCAACACCTGCATGTGTTCGCAATGTGGGCATGGCACAAAGTATCGGCGCTGGTCGCCCATGAGGAATTCGCGCTCGATGCGCGACAATCCCTTCACGGTTGGCGTGCTCACCACAAAGATCTTGCGACGCTGCTTGTATGTGTTGGTCCGCACCTCTGCCAGGCGCAGCGGATCACCTTCACCTTCGACATCATGCGGCCATGCATCCACCTCATCCGCGAACAGGTAGCGGATTGGCATGGAGCGCAATGCGCTGGCGCTGTTTGCACCGGTCAGAATCAACGTGCCGCCGATGAAATCTTTCTGCTCCAGGTTGTTGGCGCCAGATCTGCTCTTGTTGGTGGCGACGCGCTCCTTGAGCACTGGCGTTTCCTCGAACATGGGATCGAGGCGCTGCCGGATGAGCTTTTTGATCATCGAGTCGGTT